GACGATGACCGCTGTGGACTCCTGCCTGACCTTCGCCATGACAGCAGACCACTCGGCCTCGGTGACCGCCGAACCGGCCTTATAGCCAGCCCGGTACGCATGCGAGAACCCGAACCACCCGGCAGCGAGTAGGGCGACGGCAACCGCCGCCCAGACCTTCACGCCTGCGGCTCGACCTTGCGCTTCGAGTACACCGACCAGATGGCAGCGGCGATCGTGGCAGCAGCGCCACCCACCGCAGCGATGGTCTCGGCATCCGCGAAGCCCTTGCCCACCAGATAGCCACCGATGGCAGCAATGACAGCACGGACAATGCCCGCAACTTGTTCAGCAGTCATGATTCACCTCGCTCTGTAATACGATCAGTTGACGGATAACCGGACAGATTTCGCGTGAGGATGTTGGAAATGGGGGAATTCGCGGAACCGCTTCCACCGGCCCGCCCACTCGAGGCCCGCCGCCTCGCCGAGTCTCCCGACCTGCTGCCAGACCGGGGCGGTCGCAGACCAGACCGGCTTGCCGCTCACCATCGGGACGACGTCCACGGCCAAACTCGCAGGCTTCCCGTTGAAGCGGAAGTTGTGCATTGACTGGCCGGGCTTCGCATTCGTCACCTTGAGGCCGGGCTTGGTGCGCCCCTGCGCATAGAGTCGCGCCTGCTCCTCATCCGATCGGTAGGTGCAGGTCACGAGGATGTCGATGTCGTCACGCACACACGCCGCGAGGAACGCATTCACGAGCGGACGCATCAGCGGGTGCAGGTCCTCAAGTCGGCGGCTGCTCATGTCAGCCGATCCCGACAGTCCGCAGCAACGCCATGCCACCGACCGTGATAGCCGCCACGATGGCGCGGTCAACCCACTTGGCCGAGTGCGAACTCTCCCACCCGGAATGCTCCAGCTTCTCAACCCGGCGCTCGATGCGCTCAATTGCCGTAAACGCACGCTCCATCGCTTCTGCCGTCTGCAACTGGTTCTGCTCCACAAGCGCAAGTTTCGTGATGGCATCGGACAACTTGCCGAGCGCCGTCTTGATCTCGCCCACGTCTTCGTGCAACAGGTTAAGTCTGACCGCAAGGATGTCGGAATCGTTCGCCATCGATTAAATCCCGAGCACTTCACGCCGAGGCGCAGAAGCCGCAATCTGCTCGGCCCTGGCAAACCGCTCCGCAGCCTGACCCGCAACCGGAGCAGCCGCGAGAAGCTGCTGCATCTGGGCCTGCTGCTGATCGGCCATGTCCATCGCCTCGAGCTCCTCGTCCGTCCGCAGCGCCTTGGCCGGGACATTGTTCGCCTCGGCGATGACCTTGAGTGCCTGGTCAGCGTTGATGCGCCGCAGCACCTTGATGTCCCCCGATGCCTGCGCGACCGGCAGGATCGCCTCGATGGTGCGCAGGATGCCCGCAGCCTCCTCGGCCTTCATCAGCCGAGCGAGCGGGCCGGTGTACTTCGGCAGAATCTCGCCACCCGCCATCACATAGTCCATGAGCTGCGGGGGCGGCACGGGCAACGCGCCCGACGCCGAGAGCAGGTCTAGCTCGCGCTCGATGATGGGGCCGATGAACTCCGACTGCTGTCGACCCATCGTAGGCCCGAGCAGCGCACCCTTCTCCTGGGCTCGCTGCATCACCTCGGTCGCCGTCATCACGCGGGGGCTCTCGACCAGAATCTGGAACAGCGTCACGAGGAACGAGTCGTTCACCGCCTTGCGCTTCTGGTCGGACATCTCCATGCCGATCGGCAGGTTGCCGCCCGTCATGAGCGGCTGAACCAGCGGCGTCCCGTCCTCGCGGAGGTAGCCGTAGTTCAGGGCATTGGGGCGCACCGAGAAGGCATTAAGGGCCCCCTCCTCGGAGAGGATGAGCGGCGGGTCGACCATGCGGTGCGCCATCCGAAGCATGGTCTTTTCCATCTCTTGCAGCGACTTGATGTCAGCAAGAGCCTCCATCGCCGGAGACCGCCCATAAATCTCACGCGGCCCGGTAACGTACCGACCGACCGCATACGGCATCACCCGATAGCCGCTATCCTCGAGCAGCACCTGCCCCTCTCGAGAGACATAGCGCGAGACGTACTTCATCCCGTCAGCGCCGGCCATGCCTTCCTTGTAGTCGTAGTTCGGGCGAACGCAATGCACGAACTCGAACATCGTGTTCGGCGCGCTCTTAGCTTGTTCTACGATTCCCCGCGGCAATTTGTCAGCCCATCCCGGGATCTGCATCGCTTGGCGAGCAGAAAGCTGGAACGAGCGGTAAACGGTATCGACGCGGCCAACGTGATCGAGATCAATAACAAGCTCAGAGAGCGGGATCGCTCGATAGCGCAAGGTCACACCCGGCACTTCGTCTATGAACAAAGCGGAGGTGCCAAAAGCGCCCAAGCTCATGTAGCACTCAAAAGCCTGCGATCCAAAGTTCGCGGTGGGCGAGTACCGCTGACGGAACATGATGTCTCGCAAGTTATCGCACCAACGGCGAACAGCGATGTCGTCATCGAGCTCTGGGATGCCGGTGTACAACCCGTGCCACATCTGGGTCGCAGGCGTCAGCATCGAATCCATCGCAGCAGCGAATCGCGGCAGAGCGCGCTGGGCAGTCGAGTCGAAGATCTTCTCAGATCGCTTCTCGCCCGGTGTGCGCCAGCCTGTCATCTCGGCCATCGTAGGCCATACGCGCTCGGCTACTTCCTGCCAATGGTTTTCCCATGTACCACGCGCGCCTTTGAGACGATCGTAGCCCTCGAGGACTTCAGCAGCGCGTGAATCAGCCATGTCTTACTCCACCCAAGGCAGCGGTTTAGCGGCAACGACCGGCACATCCGGTGCTACACCATCCACATCCTTTTCGACGAATTCCTTATCCACTTGCGCCCAGACCCAACCAAGAACCTTGTCCTCGGTCAGATCGGCATATTGCACAAATGGCTCGCCCGGAGGGCCGAGCGTCAGTTTGCCGCGCATGGTGTTGTTGCCGTAGCAAGCCCATGCCACAGCCGTTACAACGTCGTTGTCCGGCGTGACGTACAAACCCTCAACTTTCCAGTTAGCCATTAGATCGGCACTCCATCAATCGTGATGTCAAACTCGTCGCTGGCTACAGCAGAGGCGGTGACCGGCGTCGGCTCAATAACCAACGGCACCTCGCTTTCTGGCAGCGTCGCTACGCATTCGCATTCTACCCAAGCCATCTCACCGTGGCTCCAGTTCCATTGGTAGCCGGGACGATCCTCGGGCTTGGGATCACGCACAACCCACTCGCCGTTTAGCCACGCGACTTCCTTGCCTTCCGGCGCTTCGGGCTTGGCCGGAACCTCGTACCAACCCTTGTTGTTGTCGATGACTTCAACCGGGTGGTGGCCTTTGAAACTATAGAGTGTCATGGGCTACCTCACAGAAGCGGGAACGCCGCAGTCGGGGCGGTGAAGTTGGCGGTGTAACGGGCAACGCCTTTGGTGATGCGAAGGTCGTCAATGTAGCCGTTCATGTATTGAGCGGTAGTATGCGTCTTGCCAACCTGTATTGAGTTTGGCGATACGACATCATTTGTTATCAAGGTTGAAGTTGTACCTATTTGAGTTCCATTTATAAATGCTCTGCCAGATGTGCCTGATCTGGTTACTGCAACGTGATACCAAACTCCCGTGCTCGGCGTCCACGACCATGTATACAAGGCATCGCCAGAACCAGAGCCTTTGCCAAGAACAAGGCGAAGTACGTTGGTTGATTGCACCCATTGCACAACATACCCAAGGTCACCGGCGCTTTCTGCCGCGTTTCCGTATTTAGAAACAAGCGCACGGTCGCCAGCAACGGAGTCAAAGTAAACCCAAAACTCAATAGTAAAGTCACCGCCAGCAATGTCTTGAAGGATGCTTGGCTGACTGCCCTTTAGATAATCTCCATTCCCGTCAAAATACATTGACGACCCGCCGAACTTGCTTTGCGTCGTGCTGATCTGCGCGTTGCCCACCGTCTCAAGGTTGTTCTTGGACGTAGCGTCGTAGATGCCTGCGTTGGTGAAGTTGAGCAGCAT